GTTCAGAATATGATATGACCATTGCTACAGCAAGTACTGCGGGATCGAATTTTGCATACGCAACTTTAAAATCAACAGGGGCGACTGCGGCTTTGGTCAATGCATACAAAGATGGTTATTATATAGTTAGTGATGGGAGTGCAGTTCAAGGTGTTGGGCAAATGAAGAAAATATTATCTCATCCTGCAGCTACTGGTCAGGTCTCAATAAAATTTACTTTTACCAATACTTTAGAAGTTGGAGTTTCTACGAGTTCAGCAGCTGGTTTAGTGAAGAATCTATATGATGATGTAATCCAAGCTCCAGTAACTTCTGGAACTGGGGTAACAGCAGGTGTTGCTCCTGTAGCAGTTCCTGTTGCAACTCCGTATTTCTGGCTACAGACTTGGGGACTTTGCCCAATGTTAATTAATGATGCTTTGACTGCCGGGACGATGGTTGTAAGAGATATATCTGCCGCTGGTGCCGGAAGTATTGGAAGCACTGGAGCAACCGCACTCGCTGCCGAAAAAATCGGGAGAACTGGTTGGGTAACCGATACGACTGATAACGGATTTGTATATCTGATCGTTGCACCGTAAAAACAAAAAAAATAAGAATAAAAGAGGTGAAGATAAAATATGTTAAAAAATATATTTCAAAGAATTAAGAATTTTTTAAATCGACCTGCTCCGTATAATAGCGTAATTATGCAAGGTGAACTTTATGCAAAAATATTTCGGGTAAATGGGGATATTGAGGATAGAGGTTTGGTTGCAACAAGATGTGTTACTACGGCGGCAGTTGAAAATATGGTTCAAATATTCGTAAGTACTGCTGGTGGAAAATTAGCAGATTACGATTGGCATGCTTGGGGTTCAAGTACAGCAGCGGAAGCTACTGGTAATACTGCCCTGACAGCAGAGGTAAAGATTGCCGAAAGATCCGATACTGGCACAAGAACAACCGGGTCGGCGGCCAATATTTTCCAAACCGTTTGTGCCCGAACTGCTTCGACTGCGGGGCAAATAGGTGAACATGGATTATTGTCAAGTTCTGGTGGGGCAACTCTCTGGGATAGAAGTGTCTTTGCTGCTATAAATGTGAGTAGTGGAGATTCTGTAGAATTTACGTACAATTTGACTATTTCGCCAGGTGGATGATCTCTTTGTTTACAACGGTTACAGCGTTTTTTTGATTATAAGATTGGAATAGAAAAATTTATGCCAAGTGGAACTAAAAAGAACAACCGCTGGAGGATAATTTTTAAAAGTGAAGATAAATTTAGGGGCAGTGGAAATATTGCCCCTTTATTTTTAAGGAGAGATTTATGGCTTGGATAAATCCGACAAGTACAACTGATAGTGGCGGAACTTGGTTAAATGACGATGATGCAATAGATGGCAATACAGGAACATATGCCAGTTCTGCTAATAATGATAATACTAATACCCTTGAATTAAATATTGCTGCCATTTCCTGTGATAAGATACAAATTTATGCTTCTAAATATAAAAATTCAGATGAAGATACAGGGGTTGTAGTTGATGTTTATTATTCTGGTGATTGGCATAATGTTATTACGGCTACCCTAACGGCGAATACTTGGACTGAAGGAGCAATAGGTTCTACACAAACGGTTATTGCCGCAAGAGTTGTCGGGTCTGGTTTATCTGGAGGCAGGCATTTTAGATTAAAAGCACTTCAATTTAATGAGATTGCGGCAGGCCCTCAAGAATTTTATCAAGTTGCTGACGGGGCTGTAACTTTTGTAGGAAATGTCAGCAAAACATCAAAGAAGATTTTATTTAGTACAGTAAATTTTACGAGCATCTTAAATACGGGTGGGGAAGCTTCGGGACAAATAATTACTGGAGTAATAACATTTACAGGCAATTTAAAACGTAAAATTAAAAAAAATTTGTCAGGTAACCTAATCTCCCTCGGTACAGGATTGATAATAAAACGAACTGTTATCAAATTTTTTGGATTATTAAATATTGGCGGCGAATTAGGAAAAGGAAGGAAATATTATATTACAGTTGGAACAGGAAAAACAGTTAGAGGACGCCAAGGATGATCAGGGGGATAAATTAAAGAGAGGTGATTATAAATGGGAGTTAATACAACTCATGGTTATTTTTATTTACCCGGATATGGGGTTAGCGGAGTAGCTGAAAAAGCTCTCTATGACGCAGGACAACAGGTAGCCGATACGGCTATTCACAATTTAAGGGCCAATGTAGTCTATCCCCAAGCCTATGCCACAGGCACAGGAACATTAGGTGACCCTTGGGCTGGTGATTGTATAGATGATGCTTATACTGCCTGTCCTGCTGGTGGGACAATATATTTAAGGGCAGGTTATTATCAATTAGCAGGTACGTTAGCTATTAAGAAAACGATTAACATAATCGGCGAGGGTATGGGTAAAACCTTTATCTTAACCGCCGATGCAAATGGTATTGTAATTGGTAAAGATTATGGTACTTTTGACAATATTACTCTGAAAAACTTTACAATAGATGCAGATGCACAAACATCACACGAGGAAGGGAATAATTGTATAGATGCGTCTGGATTATATGACCCTGTCGATTATCTAACATTAGAAAATTTAGAGCTTAAAAATTCTGGATCTATAGGGGCAGATATTTTTCAATGTAATTATTCATTGATTAAAAATATTTTTGGGCATGATAATTACTCACATACTATCGAGTCGAGTGGTAACGCAGCAGGAACTGATATTCATAATACCTTTAAAAATATTTACACTTGGGATAATGGCTCTTGTGGTGTTTGGTTTTTTGGGAATAATGATGCTGGTGCAGAATATACATATAATGTATTTGATAATATTCATGCGTGGGATAATACCAATTATGGTATAGGGATATGCAATCAAAAAGGTGCTGTTTTGTCTAATTCATCCTCAAGTGGAAGTGGGAAAGAAGGAATAAATTTACATACACTTACCGATTGTGACATCCATGATTGCGTTGTAAATGAGTCAGAACAACATGGGATAACTCTTAATACTTCAAATAATATCAATTTCACCAATGTTATTGTAAAAAATAGTTCCGCAGATGAAGGTGATAATAGCGGAATTAGAATTGACGACTGTAATGATATCAATTTTAACTCTTGCCAAGCCTATGACGATAGAGGTACTGCATTGGCAAACTATGGGATAGTTCTTGTTGATACTAATACAAATATTAATTTAACGAATTGTAAATTATCACCGAATTTAACTGGAGAAATACTTGGTACTACCGCAGGGATCGTCAAGCGTGATATGGCTACCTTTGGTACTTCTGTAGCTGGTGATGTAGCCTACTTTGATGGAACTAACTGGGTAAGATTAGCAAAAGGAACAGCAGGGCAAGTATTGACAATGAGTACTGGAGCTTCCCCAGAATGGGCGACACCATAAATTAAAAGGAGATAATTAATGACTACTTATACATCTCAATATCCAACGCAAGACGCTGACCATGTTAAAGCTACAGAATACTACGGTACAACTTATTACCCATATTTTACTACTAACCCTACATTATCATTAACTGGCAGTCATGTTAATAATCAATGGTTAACACGTTTAGAAACAAATATGCGTTTCCATGTTGACTTGGGCTCTGCAAAAATAATAAGAAGAATTTATTATGAAAATGGCCATCACTTTGCAAGTAATACTACTGGTGCTAAAAACTTTATTTTTCAAGGTTCAAATACTGCGTCTGGAACATTTGATGATTTAGTTTATGCCAATAATGAGGGTTGGACAACTCTGACTTGTTTTGCAAATATTTTTGACCAACACACGGCAGCAGATGAAGCAGACCCTAAATATATTACTGTAACTAATACCACAGCTTATAGATATTATGCAATTAAGATTACCGATAATTATAGTAGTGGAGAAACAGGTATCAGGCGAATAGAATTACAGACGGAAGATGACTATTCACCATCAACCGAAAAAGCTATAACAGGAGCAGTCACTTTTATAGGAACAGCAAAAAAAGAAACAGCTAAATCATTTTCAGGTATTTTAAATTTTGTAGGAAATATTGTTAAACTGCCAAATAAAGTTTTATCGGGAGTACTTAATTTTGGGACTATCGTAGCAGGAGCAGTAAAGATATCAATTGCAGGAGTTTTGGCATTTGTAGGCAACGTAACTAAGGCTTCCAATGTAACAATTGAAGGAGTATTGACATTTATTGGAAATATCGTTAAATTAACGGGATGGTTTCTTGCCGGGTGGTTTACTTGGTGGTTTGATAAGTCAGGAGAAGGAGTTTTAACTCTATCAGGTGCTTTAACATTTGTTAGAAATATAACTAAGACTTCTAAGATAACGACTAAAGGCGTATTGACATTTGCAGGGAATACAGCTAAATCAATTGCTAAGGGTTTAATTGGAGTATTAACAGTCGCAGGTCTTTTACTTAGACCGTTAAAACAATTTATTTCATTGTCCGGAACTTTAACATTCGCAAGTGATTTAATTTCCCGTCTTGACAAACGTATATCTTTAAGTGGAACGTTAAATTTAGAAACTACCCTAAAAAAAGCAACAAATTATTACCGAATAATTGCGGGTAGTTTAAGTTTTGTAGGCGATATTGTTAAAAAAATTAATAAAAGATTATTATCCGCTTTAAGTTTTGTGGGAACTTCGATAACAAGATATATTCGATATGCGATATTGTCAGGAATGGTGGCTTTTTCGGGGAATATATTAAACAAAATAGCTAAAAATTTACTAGGAACTTTATCATTCATTGGGAAATTAACAAAGGGGTTAAAAGAAAGTTTAGTGGGAACTTTGAGTTTTGCGGGAAGTCTACTAAACCCTTTTAAAAAATTATTATTATTAGCAGGTTCATTAAATTTTGTAGGGATTATATCGAAGGTTGCTTTATTCTATAGAGTGTTATCGGGAGCATTATCATTTACAGGATTACTTGTAAAGGGTTTATACCAAAGCTTAATTGGATCTTTGGATTTTACAGGAGCTATTTCAAGTATATCAAAGAAAATTGTATCGTTGGTTGGTTCAATTTCTTTCGAGGGGTTATTATCGAAAATCGGTTCTTTCCATAAATCATTAGCGGGTGTATTAAGTTTTACTGGTTCGATAGTAAAAGGTTTGTCACAAGCTTTATCAGGTGTATTGAGTTTTGCGGGTGAATTAATCGCTTCAACTGCAAAAACGGTTTTGATATCTGGGGAATTATTGTTTACAGGAGCATTAAGCGAGATTGCTTCCTTCCATAAAATACTATTAGGAACTTTATCTTTTGTTGGCAACTTGGCAATAAGTGCGGCTGAAATATTTTACCAAACGATTAGTGGAGCATTATCATTCACGGGTACGCTTGTAAAAGGACTATCCCAAAGCCTATCAGGAACTTTAAGTTTTGTGGGTAATCTAATTTCCTCAACCACAAAATTAGTTTTGATGTCCGGGAATTTGCTATTTACGGGAACGGTGGAGAAGATTATTTCTTTCCGTAGAATATTATTGGGAGTATTATCTTTTACAGGAAATTTTACTAAAAAAATATATCAGAGATTATCCGGCTTATTAAGTTTTACGGGAGTAATTACAAGTTCGATTACCCAAGTTATTGTTTTATCGGGAGCTTTGGCGTTTGAAGGAATATTATCAAAGGTAAGTCTATTTTATAAGGCATTATTAGGTTTATTGGCTTTTACGGGAACGATCACAAGAATTGGTTTATTTCGTAAAATCCTATCCGGTACTTTGAATTTTGCCGGTAACTTAACAAAGGATATTGCTGAATTATTTTATCAAACAATTAGCGGTGTTTTAACTTTTACTAAAATATCAACAAAGAAGTTATATAAAACTTTATCAGGTATATTAACTTTTTCGGGAAGCATATTAAATAAAATTGGAAAAAATTTATTAGGAACTTTATCATTAGTAGGAGAAATAATTAGACAAACCTCTACATCTTTTTCTGGTGCGTTAGTATTTGCAGGTACAAATATTAAAGGTGTATCAAAGTTATTGTATGGAGAAATGGCTGCGGGAATGGCTTTAACATGTACATCTCAATATCCACCAGCACAGTCAAATGTTTATGTTATAGCAGCAACTACACTGGGTGCATCTACTTTGGAGTGGTTTGCTACTGACCCTGGATTATCAGTAACAGGAGACTACAAGTATAATTCTTGGCTATCTGCAAATGGTTCTTATACTGAACAACGTTTTCATATAGACTTGGGTTCTGCAAAAATAATTAAAAGAATATATTTTGAAAACTTCCATGATGATGGTGGACTTACAACTTTGGGTGTTAATAACTTTATATTTCAAGGAAGCAATACATATTCTGGAACATTTAATGATACATTTTTCGATAATAATGAAGGGTGGACAACACTTACTACAGACCCGACATTATTTCAAGAACATACTGCGGTAGACGAGGCAGACCCACAGTACGCAACGGTAACGAATACAACAGCTTATCGTTATTATGCTTTTAAAATTGTAGATAACTATACTAGTGCAAATTATGTGGGAATGAGGAGAATAGAATTACAGACTGAAAGTGGGGGTGGAGTAGGAGCATTATCAGGTTCATTAATTAAACAACCGCAAAAGATTTTATCTGGAGCTTTAGCTTTTACTGGCAATCTTATAAATAGTATAAAAGTATTACTGGCAGGCATGATTACCTTTGCTGGAAGTATAGCTACTGGAGCAGCACAAATATATTATCAGGCGGTTGCTGGAGTATTAAATTTATCCGGAGAGGTAATTAAAAAAATAGCAATTTCTTTTGGTGGGGTAGTAGATTTTACAGGGACGATAATCAAAAGGGTATCTAAAAATATAATAGGATTATTAGATTTTGTAGGGACTATATCGAAAGTCGCTTCATTTTATAAGGCATTAATAGGAACTTTGTCCTTTGTAGGCATTTTAAATAAAGGAATATCTCAAACTTTATTAGGTATATTAACTTTTATCGGGAAATCCAATAAACTAATTAAAGAAATTTTATCGGGTAGCCTTGATTTTATAGGAACAGCATATAAGCTAACATTACAAAGTCTATCAGGTGTATTAACCTTTGCCGGCGATTTTGCAAAAACGGCTAATCGAATTATTTTATTATCTGGAAATTTAGCTTTTATAGGAATTTTATCGAAAATAAATTTATTTTTAAAAGTATTATCAGGAACATTATCATTTATAGGATTATCTTTGAGGGTTAGTTCATTCTATAGAACTTTATCAGGGGTATTATCATTTATTGGAATTTTAGCTAAAGATATTGCCAAAGTATTTTATCAGACTATAAATGGAATTTTGACTTTCGCGGGAATTTCAACAAAAAAATTATACCAGACATTATTGGGAGTTTTAACATTTAGGGGGGTAATATATAAATCCTCTAAAGAGATTTTAGAAGGTAGTCTCGCTTTCGTTGGTATTTTGAACAAAATAATGACACAAACTTTATCCGGAATTTTATCTTTTATTGGAAAGGTTAGCAAATTATCCGAAAAAATATTAATAGGTAATTTAAATTTTACAGGAAAAATATATAAAGTAATATCCAAAAGCTTATCGGGAGTATTGAATTTTGCTGGGGAGATCACAAAGACAATTGCTTGGATTCTATCATTGATTGGAAGTTTAGATTTTTCTGGCTCGTTATCAAAAACTACTTTATTCCGCAGAATTTTAACAGGGATTTTAAGTTTTAGCGGAGTAATTAGCAAACTTCCTAAAAAACTTTTAATCGGGATATTGACTTTTATAGGGGGATTTTCGAGAGTCAGCTCACTTTATAGAACCCTATCGGGAACTTTAAACTTTATTGGTATCTTGACCAAAGATGTTGCGGAATTATTTTTTCAAACTGTATCGGGAGTTTTAACCTTTGCAGGCGTTTCTACCAAAAAGATATATCAAGTTTTGGCAGGCATATTAAACTTTGCCGGATTAACAGCGAAAAGATTTTTCCAAAGTCTGATGGGGGCTTTGAGTTTTGTAGGCAACTTTGCAAAAACGGTTACAAGATTATTGTCATTATCGGGAACTTTAGATTTCTCCAGAACTATTACAAAAATAACTCAAAAAATATTGACAAGTAGCCTAAATTTTGTAAGTATTATATCAGTAGCAATCGCAATTGGTTTATCTGCAAGTTTGTCATTTTCAGGAATTGTGGTTAAATCAATTTTAATAAATATAATTGGTGTTTTGGCATTTTCGGGAATTGTCGGCAAATTATCAAAAAAGATTTTATTTGCAAGTTTAGATTTTTCAAGTATAATATTTAAAAAGATTAGAACTATTTTATTAGGTGTTTTAGACTTTACGGCAATCATAATTAAAAGAGTATCCAAAGGATTGTCAGGTGTTTTAGACTTTGCGGGAATTACAACCAAAGGATTATCCAAAAGCTTATCGGGAGCTTTAAGTTTTGTGGGGGCAATAGTAGCCTCACTCGGAAATCAAGTTTTTCTTTATGGCTCAATTGCCTTTTCTGGGATAGCCGAAAAGTTACCTAAAAAGATTTTATCGGGCAGTCTGGTTTTTGCGGGAACTATCGGGAAAAAGATAGGGAAAATTTTAAGCGGCGTTTTAGATTTTATAGGCTCGATTGCCGAATATGTCAAATTTATTTTTACAACAGCGGATTTATCGATAGCATATTGTAACTCGGATTTATCGGTAGTTGCAACGGGTAGTGTTTTAAGCGTTAAGCAAAATCAGTCAATTTTATCAGTTATAGAAAATGAAAGTATTTTAGATATTGATAATAATAAAACAGTTTTATCAATAACTCAATAGGGGTGATTTTATGAATTACATAATTGGGGACACAATCAGAATTCAGGCTACGATTAAAAATTTTGCAGGGGTTGAAACAGCTCCGGGAAGCATAAAAGTATCTGTTAAACAATTAGACGGAACGGAATTATTATCTTCAGGAGTCCCTTCGTTGAGTACCGGCACTACTGCTCAATATTATTATGACTGGACGGTATCGACCGGGCTTACCGTTGATGAACAATTAGCGGCGGTGTGGTCATGGTCTGGACCCCACAAAAAAAAGAAACTTTTTAACATTATCCCTATACTTTAAGGAGGTAGGTACACAATTATGCCAAGTGGAGTTTATAAACATAAACCACTTTCCGAAGAAACAAAAAGAAAACTCAGCAAAGCACATAAAGGGAAACCAGCTTGGAATAAAGGTATCCCGGCTACAGAAGAAACTAAAAAGAAATTAAGGGAACGAGTTCCTTCAATGTCGGGTAAACATCATTCAGAAGAAACAAAAGCAAAATTGAGTAAATCTCATAAAGGTAAAAAGTTTTCTGAAGAAACCAGGGAAAAGATGAGCAAGGTCAGTAAAAACAGGCATCCATCAGAAGAAACTAAAAGAAAGATTAGCGAAACATTAAAAGGTCACGAAGTTTCCGAAGAAACAAAAAAGAAAATGAGAGGTAGAAAGCGTTCTGAAGAGACCAGAATAAAATTGAGCGAGTCACATAAGGGGCAAATCACTTGGATGAAAGGTAAACTCCACACTAAAGAGACTAAACAAAAAATGAGTGAATCTCATAAAGGACTAAAACTTTCAGAAGAGACTAAAGAAAAAATAAGTAAAGCAAATAAAGGTAAAATCCTTTCAGAAGAAACGGTAAGGAAACTAAGTGGGGAAAATAATCATAACTGGAAAGGTGGGATTTCTTTTGAACGATATTCACAAGACTGGACTGATGATCTAAAAGAAGCAGTGCGAAAAAGGGATAATTATATTTGTCAACTCTGTGGTTTGCACCAAGACGAATTAGACGGATGGAATAAAAAATTAGATGTTCATCATATTGATTATCAAAAAAATAATTTGGACCCTGGAAATTTAGTAATACTTTGTCGGAGTTGTCATCTTAAAACAAACTATGACAGAGATTATTGGGAAAGATATTTAAAAGAGAAGAGGGGTGGTTAGCGTGACTATAGAAGGGAAGTACACCGGCCAGAATGATATAAGTAACTGGCCTAAAGATTTAACTCAAACAGAAATGCAGGAAACTATTGATAGGGTTGAGGAAATAGTCGAAGAAGTGACTGGCGATGTTTTTTATCCGAAAACTTTTCATATATTTTTAGACGGTAATGGCAAAAATAGAATATTTCCCTTTTTTAAAAGTGATATTTTATCAGTTAATAAATTAGTAATATCAGATTTGACAATATCTCAAATAGATTATACGGGTAGTAATATTTCGGGAACTTCGGGGGCATTTACAGTTGCTTTGACTTCTACCTCAACAGCACTAAATACTGATTATTACGAAAATAATTATTTGGGAATTTATGATACTTCGGAATCTACCGACTTTTACTGGGGGAGTAGAATTGTTTCGCATACTTCAAGCACGATTGGGGGGGCGGCTACTTTCACTATTGAAAAAGCATTGCCGATAACTTTAGCAACTGGTGATACGGTTAGTATTTTATATGGTTGGGATTACGATAAAAATTCAATTTGGCGAAGTACCGAAGCATCTACCCATGAACCGAATACCTTAATGAAGCCCGTAGAATTAATGGTTTTAGAAGGATATTTTCCAAGAGGAAATAAAAATATTGAGGTATGGGGAACGAGGGGGTATTATTCGTGTCCTAAGTCGGTAAAAAGGGCTGCGGTGATCCTTTGTAGAGCGGAAAATGATGAAACTCTATATTCTCAATCGGGTTACGGAATAAAATCTGAAAAATTGGGAGATTATAGCTATGTTAAATTCGATTCTTCTAATGACAAAAGACTTACTGGGATAGGAGAAGCCGATAAATTACTCGCTCGATATATAAAAAATAAACCGATAATAGGAGTTGCCTAAATGAGACATTTATTTAATTCTAAAATATCTTTTCAAAAATTGACAATTGTCAAAAATGATTATGGCTCGGATACCAAAACTTGGGCGGATATTGATGATCTAACGAATATCCCTTGTCGTATAAATTGGTTTACTGGAATTCGCAGACGAGAATTTATTAATAATGGTAAAGTAGAATGGGAAAGAGATGGGGCAGTTTATTGCGGATATTCAACCGGGATAACTATGGTTAATAGAGGAGTCTATAAAAACAAAAATTATGATATTGTTAATATTGCAAATTTTGATGAACTGGATAAATATATGACTTTAAATATTAAAAGGAGTTCTTAAAAATGGTTTGGAAGGGTAAACTGCTAATAGCAAAAGTTAATATAGCAGCTCGAAAAACATTGGAAGACGCTTGTGTTTTAGTTGAAAATACTATCAAAGAAAGTATTGGAACAGTTTCCGCACCTTCGCCACCAGGTCACGCTCCGGCAAGTGTAACAGGAGATTTAAAACGAAAAACTACACACGAAATGCACCCTACAAAATTATATGGCAGGGTGGGAAATAATATCGATTACGGTAGACGTTTGGAGCTGGGTTTTACGGGGACTGACTCCAGGGGGCGACATTATACTCAAGCACCTCGTCCATACATCAGGCCTGGACTCCACAAGTGCGAGGCAAAAATTGCATTAATGTTTAAGAAAGCGATTCATTAAATAAAAAAGAGAGGTTTTAATGTTAGATTATATTACGATTTTAGGGACTGGGGCAACCTTAATGAGATGCCCTGAAAAGAAAATTGAAAATGGTGAATATTGGGGATGTAACGGTACTTATAAAAAAGTTAAAATTGAATTAGATAAATTATTTATTATGAAAGATTTATATTTAACTCAATATAATAAAGAAAAAACATTAATTAAAGATATTAACAAAAAGGATTTTCCAGTTTATACTTTAGGGAAATATCCGGAAATTAAAAATAATATTCAATATCCCGTTAAAGAAATATTAAAAGAATTTAAAATAGGATATTTCTTAACCAATATTTCTTATATGCTGGCTTTGGCGATTACCAAAAAACCAAAGTGTATAGGAATGTTCGGGGTAGATATGAATTTTGGCACCAATATTGAATATATGAGAAATGAAAAAAGTTGTATAGAGTTTTGGCTGGGGGTTGCAACGGGTCGGGGGATCGAGATACATATTCCTGTTCAATCGACTGTAATGAAGCGAAAAGGACATGGGGCATTTTACGGAATGAAAGTTAAAAAGGAAGGTAATGGTTTATTGCTTACCCCAGACTATATGTGGGATAGAGAAAAATGTGCCGCAAAATATAAGATAGCTAAAAAGAGTAATATGTTTTAAATAAGGGCAGAATAAAAAATAAAGGAGAAAATAAAATGAGTAAAAAGACTGCGAGATTAGTCGAGAACGAATCTCAAGAGAAAACTAAAAATTTGGCAGAAATTGCCGAAAAAGAACTACAGGAAGAGAAAGAACAAAAAGAAATAGCTTTAGTGAAGAGAGCAATTAAGCAAACATTAGAAGAAATTCGCAAAAAAGAAAAAGAAAGAAATAAGTTAAATAAAGAAATTAAAATTTTAAAGCAGGATATTGATAATATTAGGGCTGGCAGATTAGATTTAATTGAGGAACGGCAAAGCAAAGATGACGAGGCAAAACGGACTTCGATTATTGAAATAATTAAGGAAAAAGAAATTCACCATCACCATTATCATGACAGGTGGTATGAACCGTATCGAATAACTTTTAAATACCCCGATTATTATATACCATATACAGATTACAATATAGCGGGGGGCATAGGGGATTTGCCAATAACTACCATAGCGGGAAGTACATGGACAATGGCTACAGGAACTGTTTCAACTCACAAGGAGTACTCCGTAACAAATTCGGTGGCGAAAAATGCGGTTGCGGGGACTTACAAATTAGCTGATGGTGATTGTATAACAATTAACTAAATTTAAAAATTCTGCCCTTATTTTTAGGAGAAAATATGAATGACCTTTTTAAAGGAATATATGCGAAATATAAAAGCAGTACGGGAGTTGGCACTCTATACGCCGATCTTACGGGGGGATTGCATAATACGGTAGTTCCACAAAATACAGCTTATCCTTATGCAGCTTTTTATTTAATAAGTAATGTCCCTCATTGGACATTTGATGCAACGATGGAAAATTCAATAATTCAATTTAGCATATTTAATGATAATTCAGATGTAAGTGATATCGGGGATTTGTATAAAGAATTAACCGATTTATATGACTGGGCGGATTTAACTTTAGATAATTATCACTCAGTTTTTCTCCGGCGGGAATCTAGCAATTTAACAAAAAATGAAGAAATTTGGCAATACATTGTGGATTATCGGGCGGAGCAACAATTAAAATAAATAAGTAGAAACTTAAAAAAAACTAAAACAAAAAAAGAGGTGAAAGATGAAGAAGGATTTTAAGAAGGGATTGGATGAAATAATAATTTTGGCACAGGGGCCGAGTTGGTATCAAGCTCCCCAAAAGGCTCCCGAAAATACGGAGATATGGGGATCAAATATTATTTACAGAGAAGGAAATAAAGTAGATAGATTATTTGTAGGGCATGATATTAGGATTTTAATGTTGCACGATGACCCCGATTTTGTAAAAAATGTAAATGAATTAGATGTTCCGATTTATACAACGGGAAGATTTAAATGTCTTAAAAATGATTTTCCAATTCCCATAAATGAAATAATGGATAAATTTCATACAGCATTTTTTCTTAATATTATTGCTTATATGATAGCAACGGCTATTTTGCAAAAACCGAAAAAAATAAGTATATATGGAGTAGATATGAGACCGGATGCAGGAAATGAAACTTATAGCAATGAAAAGGGGAGCGTAGAATTTTGGTTAGGAGTTGCGATGGGGCAGGGTATTGAAATTATTAATACGAAAGAATCTTTTGTATTAAAGACAAAACAAGAAGGGGATTTTAAAAATAAAAGAGAAAAAGTTCCCCAAATAGGATTATACACGCAGATACCGCAAGCAGAAAGAAATCCTATTGGTATTCAGAATTATATTATTTTACCAGATCCGTTGGGGTCTGAAATTTAAAAGAAAAGAACGAAATGTTCTTAATAAAATAAAAACGAGGTGAATTAAAGATGAGTGAATTAAAAGGATTGGACGGAAGTGTTGTTTTTGCTAATGGGCAAACTTATGTAAGTAATTGGACATTAAATTATGTTGCGGGAACTCATGACACAACGAATTTCGATAGTTCTTCTGGAGGGAAAGTATTTATTGCAGGAGTAAAAGAATGGAGCGGAAGTTATGATTGTTTCTATTCTACGGGCAATACTGCGGTTCCGGGAGATACAGGAAATATCGTTCTAAAAACATCTACGGGGATTGTTGGAGTTTGGTCAGGTGGAATAATTATTACTGGAATGGATATTACTACTCCCGTTGATGGTGTAGTAGCCCAAAATTATTCTTTCCAAGGAACTGGTTTAATAACCGCAAGTTCATAAAAAGAGGTGAATAAAAAATGAGTGAAATTAGTGGAGTAAATGGAGCCGTATATTACAACGAAGAATTAAGCAGTACTGCAACTGCAAATGATATTGAATTTTCGACTGGAGATAGTACAATAACTTCTGTTTTAATAGACTTTGGAACTACTGGGGTAGGATTTAAAGCGGGGATGTTGTTTGATTTATCGGAATGTGGAGAAAAAGATTCAAACGAGAGAATATATACTATTGATACAGTACTTAATAAAGTAATTACAACGGTAGAAGCGATTACTTCTGGGGGAGCTTGTACGGGGACTCCAGTTTTTACCGAATATGACCCTGGTATTGAGATATGCGGATTTTACAACTGGACAATAAATTATGTATCGGGCATTCACGATGTAACTGCTTTTTGTAATTCTTCTGCCGGTAAATCTTTTATCCCCAGTGTTACTGAATGGTCAGCCACAGCAGATAAATATTTTTTAACAGCGAATAATACTGTAGATGATTGGCTTGCCACAGAAGTAGAAGTTAGGTTTTTTACCAAATATGTTGCAAGTCCGACCGTAGGGGATCCTGCTCAATATTGGGAAGGCACTATGTTGGTAACCGGGATAGATGAAACTACCCCAGTAGATGCGTTAGTTACTCAGAATTTAAGTTTCCAAGGCAAAGGAGCATTAACCTTAACTACAAAAACGAATGATTGGAATACGACTTAAAAAATAAAAGGAGAAAAATATGACAGATAAATTGGAAGATATTTCCAAAAGTGGAATATCACTAAAAATAAAAGATAAAAAATATGAACTTTCAGTATTAACTATTGGCGATTTAGCGAATTTTCGGCAATATATCAAAGGTAAAAGAATTGAATTGATTCAAGATAGCGTGAAAAATCCCGAAGAAAGAATCGCCTTAATATCAAAAATTTTAGACTCACAAATAGATGAAACAGCAGAGATGGGAACTATGAGTGGGGTTTGTTTTTTATTATGGAAATCGTTGCAGAAAAAGCAGAAAGATTTAAAGTTAGAAGATATAGATGAAATGATTGATTTAGGGAATATAGGAGAAGTTAGTTCAGTATTGACACAATTAGGCGGAACAATCGCAAACCCCACTCAAAGGGCGGAAAAAAGGAAAAAATAACCTGGAAATTGGCATTTTCGCTATTATCCAGATATTATCCTTCTTTCAGTCCTGAAGTGATAAATAATTTAAGTACTTTTCAATTTCATAATTATATGAATAATATTGCAGAAATTGAAAAAATGTTTCACGGGGCAGAAGAAAAAAAGAAACCAAAATCTAATAAAGAATTAGTTGATGAAGCAAAAGAAATGGGATTAAAAATACCGAAAAAATATTAGGTGAAATTTTATGGAATTAGACAAAACATTTGTTACAATTGGAGCAAATACAGCACCTTTGGCGGCAGGGTTAACTCAAGCACAAGGGATGGTTACTAAATCAGCGGCTACTATGACAAAAAAATTAGCCGGGATCGGTAAGGGAATGACTATTGCCGGTGCTTTGATCGTGGCGGGGCTTGGAATGGCTATTAAAACTGCTGCAAAATTCGAACAATCGATGGCAAATACTGCTTCTGTTGCAGGAGCAACCGCTGAAGAGCTTAAAAAATTATCTGATTATGCTCGAATAATGGGTGAACAATCTGTTTATTCTGCAAGTCAAGCCGCTGATGGAATGTATTATTTAGCTTCCGCTGGAATGAATACCAACGAAATAATGGGAGCATTAGAAGGAACATTGGCTTTAGCCGCCGCTACTGCAAGCGATTTAGCCTATACTTCGGAATCGGTTGCTGCGACTTTATCACAATACGGTTTTGCAGCCGAAGAGGCAGCAAGAGTTTCCAATGTATTTGCCGCTGCTATTTCTGGTTCACAAGCTACAATGGAAAAATTAACAGATTCAATGAGTTATGTTGGCCCGATGGCAAAAAGTATGGGAATATCTCTTGAAACAACTACCGGGATTTTAATGAATCTTTATAATGCTGGTTTACAAGGATCAAAAGCGGGAACTGCCCTAAGAATGGCTTTTGTTAAACTAATTGATCCTACTGAAAAAGGGATAGCAGCATTGGGAAAACTAAAAGTCGTTATTACGGATAGCTCTGGGGAATTAAGACCTTTTCAAGATATTATAAACGAATTAAGTATAGCCGGAATGTCTGCTGCTGATGCGATGGATATATTTGGCATAAGAGCTGGGCCTGCAATGATGGCACTTGTATCTCAGGGTACGGGAGCTATTCAAGAAATGACAGATAAGGTTACCGGGACTAATAAGGCTTTTGAAATGGCTGAAATGCAGATAGATACTTTTCAAGGGGCAATGAAGCTTCTAAAAAGTGCCTTTGAGGAATTTCAAATAACTTTAGCCGGAGGGTTAATGCCTGTATTAAAAGGTATGATTGAAAAAATAAGCGAAGGTATAAAAAAAGTTACTGCATGGATGAAGGAAAATCCAAAATTAACAGAATCTATTGTTAAATGGACGACTGCAATTGGAGCTTTAATGCTTGTTTTGGGTCCATTATTAAAAGTATTGCCCGGTCTGGTAATAGCGGGTGGATTTTTTACAACAGCAGTTGGGGCAATGGCAGGAGCAGTTGGATTGGCAGTAATTAATTTTATTCTTTGGTATAATATTATCAAATCAATTGATGAAATATTACATTCTCATTATACAAGTGTTCAGGATGTAACAGATGCTGAAGATATATTTGCAAAAAAACAAGAAGAAGTTGCCGCAAAACTTGGACTTACAGTTGAAAAATATCGAGAACTATCAAAAGCAGGTGCTACTGTAACGGAAATGCTTAATGAAGCAGCGAAAAAAACAGTAGATTGGGACGCTTACAATACAGGACTTGCCGAACTAAATAGGTTAGCCGAAAGCGGAGAAATCTCAGCTCAAGGGCTTTATAATGCAATGCGTCAATTAGCGATAGATACAGGGGTTGCAACTGAAAAAGTTTCTGATTTTGGTGGGGAAATTGGCAAGATAATTATAACAACAGAAGATTTAAAACTTGATATGAAACTTTTAACCAAAGAGCATGAAGCTTATGGGGAATCAATAGAAGACAGTGTAAAATATTACAATGGAATGATTAATAAATTAAACGCGGTTGATACTGTTCTTCAGACTGAATTATTATTGCTTAAAAAAGGAACAACGGCATATAAAGAAAAACAAGCAGAAATATTCGATAATATCAGTGCATTAAATAAGGTGCAGAAAGCAATCGAAGCCGTAACACAAGCAAGAAAAAATTTAAATGATGCTATGAAAACCGTTAAAGATAGAATTTACGAACTAACCCATACCGAAGATGAAAATGCTTTACATTCGTTGGCTAATATGGATGCAGTCAAAGCTAAAAGACAAGAGCTTATAGATGATATTATGGGTCAAAATATGGGGGAACAAGAGGAAAAAGATGCCTTATCTAAAGTTGCCGAATGGTATCAATTAGAAATAGATGAAATTAAAAAAGCATTAAAAGCTAAATTCGATGCAATACTGATAACAACTAAGGCAGTAGAAGATAGTGCAAGAGAAGAAATTACAGCCGTTAATTCAATAACTGCTGCTTATCAAGCCGAATTAGACATAATCAAGGAATTAGAAAAGGCAAAAACCGTAGAAGAAGAAGAACAGGATATAGAACCAGTCATTAAACCTAAAAAACCACTTCGACAAGTATTAGACGAAGAAGGCGATGTGGTAGGGCTTACCAATGTTGGGCTATCTGCAGAACAAAAAGAAATGGGTTTTGTATTAGGGGAAATTATTGATAAACAGAAAACAGCGATAGATCAGCAAAGCACAATTGTTTCGGGAGAACAAGAAATTATAATTGGGCAAAAAGCTATTATAGATAATCAGAATACAATGGCTGAAAATCAAGCCGATGCTTCGGGAAAAGTTATTGAAAGCATAGGAGAAGAAAATTTAGCCGTTGAAGAATCTAAAGCAAATTATAAAAGTTGGGAAGAGAAAGTTGCTGCCTATATAAAAAGCCATGTCGAAACAATTTCAATTGCTACTACAAATATAATAGGGAAATTACAAAGTGAACAAGGGGCGGTAAATAGTTTAGCGGGTGCTTATTCGAAATTGGCTACGGCAAAAACTTCTGCTCCTGATAAAGAAGGTATGCCTACGGCGGAAGCCGTTGAAAATGACAGCTCCCAACCTAATTCTGGTAAAAATTCACCCGATTTACCCTATGTAGGGGCTTTCGCAGGTGGAGGATATGTGCCTCGAACCGGATTGGCTTTAGTCCATCAAGGAGAAACAGTAACTCGACAAGGAGAGCCTCAAAAGATAATGACTTATTCTCCTAAAATAGAAATATTAGTTCAAGGCGACGGGGATGAAAGTAAAATCAAAAGAGTAGTTGAGGATGTCTTGAATGATAGCTCAGCTGAATTTATAAGGCGGGGATACGAATTAAGTCCAGGTATATATTAAGAGGTGAAATATGTCAAGTAATTATGTAGTAGTAGGAACTCAAACAATAAATTTTCCAATGAATTATAATTATACACCAGTTAATATGGAAACACATGAAAGAACTTTGGACGGATCTATGATTACTAATTATACGGTTACTACAGGGGACGTTCGGGTAATGAAGCACATCTGGGATATATCGGGAATTGACGAATTTCCATCTACTTTTTTAGGAGCAACGGGGACAGCTTGTACGGTTTATTGTTTAGGGGTTACCTATTCAGCAAAAATAATGAGCCAAGATTATCAGTTAGTTAAACCAATTTCAACTGGAGAAAATCTTATTAGATATAGTTTATCATTGGAGCAAATATAATGGAATTAGAAATACCTTGTTATGCACTTACAAGCACGGGTGTGGTTATGTCCCATGAAGTAGATTGTTCGCTAACTGCAACAAATGGAAGCAATACTTGGGGGTTAATGATTCCTTGTGATATGGCAACAACAATCATAGAATCATCTGTTAATAGTGGAGGAATTAATTATATTGTGGGAGATATCCTTACTGTTGTTCAAGGTACAAATACAACGGCAACAGTAACTGTTACTTCTGTCGATGGAAGCGGAGCAGTTACTGGCTATACATTTATTGATAGTGGAAGCGGTTATACCGTAGAAATAGGATTACCAACCACTGGTGGAACTGGAACGGGAGCAACGGTTGATATTGAAACGGTAAGTTCTTTCACTCAAATAGTTGTTGGAGCTTGTATTAGTGCTGAACAAAGAGTAAGAATGAATATAACGGTTGGTGGGGTAGACGTTACCGATTATTTGGTAGGAACAATCCAAATTACTCACAATCTAAATTATATTAGTTCTTTTTCACTTAATTTAAATAATCCTAATTATTCGCCATTGGAAAATGCTAATATAAAATCAGATGCTATTGTAGTAATAACTGCTTTTGTTAATGAACAATCCTTTAAAATGGTGACAGGATTAGTTGACCAAATTAAAGTAACTCATGATAGAGGATTTAGAATTAATATTACTGGTAGGGATTATGGGAAAAAATTATTAAATATGACTAAAACTTTGATTTCAGTTCAGGAAGCGGCAAATAACCAAACCAGGGGCTCAATAGTT